TGCGGACGCTATAACGCTCATTGATAAAAAATAGATCAATAACATTTGACTGCATTCTTGGTTGCATACTTGGCTACAAACCCGCAGCACCCTAAGCGTTACTCAGCCAGGGCAGATGGACAAATGACTCTGGATGATTTTATCGGGAAGATCCCGCTCTGGCAGCGACCGCAACTGGAAGATGATTTGCACGATCTGTTAGCATCCGGATATGGACAACTGACGTTTACTCTGGTTGCTGGAAAATTGACAACATGGGAAGTGACAATTTCTCGAAAAGTTGCCCGTCGATCGGACGATTAATAGACTGTAATAGACTGATTGAACCGGCATTAAACCAGCATAAAACCGACATAGAACTGGCAGATTGACTTGAAAACATGGTATAATTTTTAGTACAACACGATAACAAGTTGTTGACCTCAGACTCTGAGGACTGGTCAACCAGCCCGGAGTGTGTCTTGAAAAAGATGCGCTTCGGGCTTTTTTTGTTAATTCACGACGGAGGTTTTGCAATGGAAGGTTTGTTGGGTTTATTTGAACAGTTGATGGTTTTGGGCGGTTTCGCAGCCCTGATTTCCGTGATCATCAACGTGCTGAAGACGATCGGCGTGGTAAAAGACGGCCAGGCGGGAATGTGGTCCGCAGGCTTGAATTTAGCGGGCTTGATCGCGCTGTTTGCGACTGGCATTGTTGCTCCAGAGTTTGATATATCTGGCCTGGATGAAAACATTGCGCAGATAGCAGAAATACTGAGTTTGATATTCGCCTTTATTACACAGAATTGGATTTCGAAAGGCACACATACAGTATTTTCAAGCGGACAGGTACCAATTATCGGGCGATCTTTTAGCAACAAGTAACCATGGATACTACAGCCATCATCCTCACTGTTGTTGGCGCTATTCTTGGTTCAAGTGTGATCAGTGCTGTGGTGACCGGCCTATTTATGCGCGTCAAAACGCGTGCTGAAGCGGAGAAAACACATGCAGATGCTGCAAAGACAGCTACAGATTCACAGTTGTCTTTGCAGGAATTCTGGCATGTGGAATTCAAACGATTGGATGAGCGTATTGCTGATCTTGAGGAAATCGTAAAAGGACGGGATGTGACCATCGCAGAACTTAAAAAAGAGAACACTGAACTGAGACGGAAGATTGCCGAATCTGAAGCTGAAATTGTACAGCTGACATCACGGATCCGTGAACTTGAACGCTTGATTGAGCAATATAACATCCAAGTAGATTGTGGAGACGATCATGAGCAATGATTGGGTTTTGGGTGTAGATACCTCTCACTGGTCAGGGAAGATTAATTTCCCGAAGATGCACCGGGCGGGAGCGCGCTTTTGGATCACCAAGGCGACGGACGCTAATAAAACGACAGGCCTGCAATTTGAGGATACTGAGTTCAATAACTATTGCCGGGCCGCTTTTGATTTTGGCGAGTTGCTGACCGGTTGTTATCACTGGTTGCAATACTCAGTGGATCCGAAGGTTGCAGCGCAGTTTTACCTGGAACGTTATACACGTTACAAATTTGACTTCCCGCCCATTCTGGATTTCGAAGAGCCATCGGTGCGCGATACGGGGCATTTTAGCGACTATGCCTGGCGTGCCAGCGAGTGGTGCAAGGAAGTTGAACGAGTAACAGGACGAAAGCCGATCATCTACACGGCTCAGTGGTTCACAAACTATTTTCAGACGAACCATTTATCCTGGATGCAAGCCTACCCGTTATGGATTGCCAACTATTCCTGGTGGTCGAATGATATTGCCAAAGTGCCTGTCAATTATCCAAAACTGAAGTTTGAGGACAGGGTATGGGATGACTGGGCGATGTGGCAGTACTCAGCCGATACAAACGGACGCGGCGCAGAGTTCGGTGTGCAGGCAAAGAGCATTGATTTGAATTGGTTTCAGGGAAGTTATGCAGATCTATTGCACTGGTTGAAGGTTGATGAGCCGGTGCCAGAGCCATTGACACTTGAAGAACGTGTTGAACGCCTGGAGTCGGCGGTGTTTGGATAAAAAGCAAATCATAGGGAAATTGTAGGAAAAGTAGACATTAATTGAGCAAAAACACAAGAAAAACATAGTGAAACCGAAGAATTTACGTGCAGAAATAGAAAGCTTGGATAGTGATCTGAAAATTCAGTATGTATTTTCGCGCTGTAAAACAACCAGTAATGGCAAAGCAATTAATGATGCCGGTTTTTCAACTGCCACCTTTTATGGTTGGCCCCAAGAAGAGCGAGATTACCTAAATTCACTGGCAATGCGTTTGAAAACAGAGACGGGCTTACGAGCCACTTTGTTATTGCAGGAAGCGGCTGAGAGTGCAGCGAAAGTGAAAATCGATGGGCTGAAATCTCGCAATGAACGCATAAAGCAGGCTTCAGCAACAGAAGTGCTTGATCGGATCATTGGCAAACCGTTTCAATCACTGATCACCCAGGTAAACATGGCGGCCGACGAAGAGGACAGCCAGGAGATGACGCTGTTCAATTTGCCCGCTAATGCGATTGCCAGCTCGTTTTTTGATGTGTATCGGGATATTCAAGCAGCCGCACATACTGAGTATGTATTCAAAGGGGGACGAGGGTCCACCAAATCTTCATTCGTATCAGAGGTACTGATTGAACTGCTGATCAATAATCCGGAGTGGCACGCGCTGGTGGCCAGGAAGGTTGGCAACACGCTGCGGGATTCGGTGTACAGCCAGATTGTGTGGGCGATCGATTATCTGGGCTTGACGGAAAAGTTCAAGTGCATCACATCGCCGCTTGAAATCACGTATATTCCGACGGGGCAAAAGATTTACTTCCGGGGTGGCGACGATCCGCTAAAGATCAAATCGATCAAACCCCGTTTTGGGTATATCAACATTCTGTGGTTTGAGGAGCTGGACCAGTTCAAGGGTGGCTCGGAAGTGCGCTCTATCGTGCAATCCGCGCTGCGTGGTGGTGACAAAGCGTACGTTTTCATGAGCTTCAACCCGCCCAGGAGCAAGACCAACTGGGTTAATAAAATGCTGGAGATACCCAAGCCCAACCGGTATGTGCATGAGAGCGATTACCGGACGGTGCCGGTGGATTGGCTCGGCCAGGCGTTCATTGATGAAGCGGAGTATTTGAAAGAGATCAACCCGGCGGCTTATGAACATGAGTACCTGGGCTTGCCGACCACAGCAGGCGGGTTGGTGTTTGAGAACGTGGAGATCAGAGCGATCACTGATGAAGAGATCGGGCAATTTGACCGGATTCATGACGGGCTTGACTTCGGTTACTACCCGGATCCAGCGCAGTGGGTGCGCTGCCACTATGATGCGGCCAGAATGACGCTGTATATCTTTGATGAGTATCGTGGTTGGAAACACAGCAATTCGGAACTCTATGAAGCCCTGGTTGAAATGGGGGTTGGTCCAGAGGACACGGTGATCGCAGACAGCGCCGAACCTAAAAGCATTGCTGATTTGCGGGCTTACGGCCTTTCGTGTATTGGTGCTGAAAAGGGTCCAGAGAGCGTGCGCTATTCGATGAAATGGCTGCAATCGCTGGTCAAGATCGTGATCGACAATAAGCGTTGCCCATATGCAGCGGAAGAGTTTTTGAACTATGAGCACGAGCTAAACAAAGACGGGGAGTATATCAGTGCCTTCCCGGATGCTGATAACCATGCGATCGACGCTGTGCGCTATGCGACCAACCGGATTTGGAAGCGGCGGGGTAAGAAATAATGTTCAGAAAAATACTGAGTTGGGTCAGGGAGTGGATCAAAAAGATGATAGGAAAACAAACGGTTGATAAGGCGCTAAATATCGAGGTTGCTTTTTCTTCGAAAATGGCAGAGGGGATCGAACTGTGGGCGCGGATGTATGAAAACAAAGCACCCTGGTTGAACGCAGATGTGAAAAGTATGGGCTTGCCGGCGGCGATTGCTTCGGAACTGGCACGGCTGACGACGATCGAGATGGAAGCCAAGTTCACCGGCGGGGCGCGGGCTACCTGGCTTGAGGAACAATTCGGGCGGGTGATGGACAAATTGCGTCACCAGGTGGAGTTTGGCTGCGCAAAAGGTGGGCTGGTGTTCAAGCCGTATATCGTCGGTGAGCAACTGGCGATCGATTTTGTGCAGGCGGATCAGTTTTATCCGGCGGCATTTGATGCGGATGGGATGATCACGGCAATCGTATTTGTGGACCAGCGGCGCAAGGGCGATTACTGGTATACGCGGTTGGAGTATCACAACATGACGGACGCGGGCTGCCAGATCATCAATAAGGCTTACCGATCGTCTAACCAGGACACGCTGGGGCAATCGGTGCCGCTGGACAGTATCGACGCCTGGGCACAGATTGAAGATGAAGCGTTGATCACGGGGATCGAGCAGCCTCTGTATGCGTACTTTCGTTATCCACTGGCTAACACGATTGATGCCGATTCACCGCTGGGAGTATCGTGCTACAGCCGGGCGGTGGATCTGATCCGAGAAGCGGATACGCAGTGGTCGAACCTGTTGTGGGAGTTTGAAGCCGGGCAAACGGCCATATTTGTTGATGAACTCGCTTTCAAGCGAGATGACAAGGGGCGGGCAAGGCTGCCGCACAAGCGATTATATCGTGCGCTGGAGACCGGCTCGGTGGATAATCAGCTCTTCCAGGGCTGGTCGCCGACCCTGCGTGAGCAAAGCATACTGAGTGGGCTGGATGCGATCCTGAAGCGGGTGGAATATTCCACGGGGCTGGCTTACGGCACGCTATCTGATCCCAACACTGTGGACAAGACGGCTACGGAGATCAAGATCAGCAGGCAGCGCACCTATGCGACTGTGGTGGATGCGCAGAAGGCACTGGAAAACGCCCTGGTCGATCTACTGTATGCGATGGATGTGTGGGCAACGATCGGCAATCTGGCACCTGCGGGTGGCTATGACGTCGCGTTTCAGTTTGACGACAGCGTGATTGTGGATAAGGACACCAGTTTTCAACAGGATTTGCGCTTGGTGGGGCAGGGGTTGATGAGCAAATTGGAGTTTCGAATGCGCAATTTTGGCGAGAGCGAAGAAGCCGCGAGGATGGCGCTGGAACAAATTGAGGAAGAGCGACAACCGATGTTTATACCGGAGGTGGAATGATCGGACGAATCAACTCAGCCGCTCAGATCGGGCGGCTGAACAGGGTTGCAAGGCGGAAGGAAGCGGAGGGCGACTGGTGGCTGGCACAGTATCGGTTCGCACTACCGGCACCACTTTATACCCCTGAATATCCGTCCCCGCCTAACCTGCCCGCCGGCGTAAGTGGTTGGCTTATCCATCAAACGGCAGAGAGATACAACGGTTCAGCGGTTGGCGTGGTATCGAGATATGTGGATAGCAACAGGTGGAACGGCTCGGTACTGGATGTGCTGAGATACTTCGGCATGGATAACGTAGAACCCGAACCCGAAGTGCCACCTGAATTAAGTGATAAAGAGAAGTTAGATAAACTTTGGAACGCACATAAGGAGCTGTGGTAATGGCGCATACTTGGAGCGAAGTTCAGCCAGCGGGTGATGTTAATAGATACTGGCGAACCTCATCAATGTCAGCAGATGG